GGTGCTGCAGGAACTTCTGGTGATGGGACCTTTGGTACAGGAGCAGGTCGCTCAATAACCATGTTCTCAGGTTCATACTGTATCGGATTAAATGATGGCATATTACCATCACAAAAGACCCTAGCACCTTTGGGGTCATCCTCAACCAAATTATCATTGCTTCCTTTCTTATTCTCAAGGTGTGCTTCGACACATCCAGGAATATCAATAACAGGAACTCCCACCTGCACCGTCACTGGAGGGGCAGATGGGAGACGTGGTTGATTTGTCATCCAACTTGGAATTCTTATATCACGAACTTCCACAGATCTAATATCAATATCACGAATTTCCATTAGAAACCAGATGGAACTCCTGGGATAGCACCACCAGTGGCACCAGGAAGTTCAGGCATTGCTGCATCTAACATTCCTGGAAGTGCTCCGGCAATTGCTTCTGCTGCTGCAGATGCAACTCTCTCCTTTACTTGCTCTGCGATGGCATCACGACGGAGATAAACAACTGTTCCTCCACCGACAATACCAGCAACGCCTACAAACGAAAGAATCGCTAGAACATTAATTACTTTTTGCATTTTAATTTCCTCTGTGAGTTTTAACTGGTAATGTTTTTTCCATGGTGATAGTCAGTAAAGTGACAAATCCAAAGATGAATATATGTGAGATCATTTAGTATAATTCTTCCTCTGCTTCTGTCTGAACAATACAGTCAGATGTAGGATAAGAAACACACAGCAGTGCAAAACCTGCTTCCATTTGATCATCATCCAGGAACGATTGTTCTTCCTGGTCCACAGTACCTTCTACAATCTTACCAGCACAAGATGAACAGGCACCAGCACGGCAAGAGTATGGAAGATCAATGCCTGCTTCGTCAGCAGCATCAAGAATATATTGGTCGCCTTCACAAGAGATGATATTTTCAGTTCCGTCAGAAGAACGAAGAGTTACATTAAAAGTTGCCATAGTCTTTAGTTTACGTGTACAGTACCTATCATGCCCGCTCCTTTATGCGGACCACACCAATATGTATAATCTCCAGATTCTGGGAATGATACATCAAATTCTTCACCAGGCATCATTGCTAGTGCCTCGTGTGATAATTCTGGATGATCTTCCACCACTACATTATGAGGAGGAAGCATATTATTAACAAAATGAACTGAGTCACCAGCGGATATTGTAACTTCCGCAGGATCGAAAACAAGGTTGCCATTGGACCCCATTTGAACGTCTACTGCCCAAGCAGGAGCAGCAAGGAAAAGTGTAGCAAGTAAGGCAAATAAGAATTTCATTGTCTTTCTCCGTTTAAAGATTGCACCGTATTTTGATATCCATTCTCAACAACATTATCATGTAGTTTTCCGATATCTACTAAACCTTCTGCACTGAACCACGGTGCGCTAGCCCAGTCGAATCCCTCACCAAACGTATTATCAGGAGCAACAATATACCAATGACAACTAACGTCAGGTACATCCACAGCACATTTAGACCAATCGTCACTCCACTGTGGAACCTGAACCCACATCACTGCTGCCAAAATAAAATTTAAGAAACTCATTCTACTAGTGTTCCGTGTTGTCTGCGAATCTCTCTAAGATCCTCAAAGTTTTTCTGCTTTGTACCTCCATCATAACTCCAAGCGTATCCCTCGTCAATCATTTGTTCGTTGAGTGAGAGTTCTGCGTCCCCAATGTATAGCCAACCGAGAAGGCGACCGTACTTACCCACACCCCCAACAAGCTCTGTACGAATAACAAGATCGTCATCACCATTGATAGCACCTTCCAGTTTATCTTTAAGCCAGTTGGTGGCATCGATTCCAAGTGCTTTCTCTTCGAGATCTCTCGTGCGTTTTTCTGGAGTGTCAACACCAGCGATACGAACTCTTTCCTTTTTATAGAGATCAAATCCCAAGTCGATAAGTACATCTATTGTATCTCCGTCAAGGACTTTTGTTATCTCTATCACTCGGAAGTTGTAACAACTCTTCCGACTTGGGGGTGTCATTGCTCCCATTAGACTCTCTTTCGTCAATGCCTAATATATAGACGATAACGTAAAAAACACCAGCAAGGAGTATTACAAGAGAAATAATAATACTCCAAGTGACATCATTTACATCCTCAAGTGGTCTTAATATTAAATTCATAACCTATACGTTCCATCGCTGCCTTCAATTCTTCTGAATGATGTATTTCATCATTCATAATCTCAGTGATTTTTTCATCATTACGATCCTCATACTTCAGATACTTTCTATAAGTTTCTGCAGCATGAATCTCTACTTCGTAGGAGAGATGGTAAGCAGAGCGAGGAGATAACCAATAATAAACCACGTTGACCCAATAGTAGATAAGTACAAGGTGTCTGGCGAAAAAGCGATCCACCCAATGAGCATTACCGCCCCGACTCTCCATATACTCCAGATGTTCGGTTTCGTTAAGTGTTTGAGCAAAATGTTCCTCCATGAGATAAATGTGATCTGGACCACGTAAACCCATTGATTCTCTGAAATGTAGCACACTCAGAAAGGCAAAATAGGGTGCCCGAGCAATTTCCTCAAGCACCCAAAACCTCTGAAAGTGTCTACCCCTGTAGAGGTAGTCGATGATTGCTACAGTTATATCTAAAACTAATCTGTTGAGTTGCTCCATACGATTTGATGAGCAAGTTTGTCTCTCAATGCGTTAATACGCTCGCCATTATATTGTTGAAAGTTTCCTCTCTTCTCTACGCTCTTATAATAGTGTAGAGCGTTAAGGATTATTGTGTAATCCTCTATATCTATATCAATCTTCATCACAATCCTCCATCATTGTTGCGATTTCCCCACCAATCTCTGCTCCCGTATCTTGCCCTAACATCACCATCCAACCAGATATCAACCAACCGACATATGGAATGCCCGTAAAGGCAGGTGCTGCGCTTGCTCCGACACTAGCACCGACCATTCTTCCGGTTGATTCTCCAGCGCCCTCCGCTTTGAGACATGCTGCGTCTTGGGCACTTAACTTTCCCACTTCACCACCCTGGAGATGCCTTGCTCCGTCCATGGTGTACTCTTCTGTCTTTCTGACTACTGAGTTGCCACCGATTCCAAAGAAACCATTGTTCTTATCGATATCTGTATGGACACCGAGTACCTTTGGATCGTTAGCATTATACTGAATGCTATATCCTTCCTTTCCTGCCTTCACAGTGTACGAAGTGTAGTCTCCTACAGGCAGGTTAATAATTGGAATCTCACCTCTTTTAATGAGATGTCCTAATATGCCAATGTGGGCAACACCAAATAGTGTGCCCACACCTAGTGCTACCCATTTAAATGGTTGGTTTGACCGGGGGTTCGCCATCATTACCTCTTCCAATAGTGATTGGTGCCTGCTCAATTCTGATTGTCTGTGCAGGAGCAGTCGCTGACGCTCTCTCAATCAGTTTTTCTAAATCTGCCTTACTGATGTTGGAACCACCGGCACCACCTTTGTCACCATTCTTCTTCGCTGTCTGGACGCCAAAAGTAGCTAAAACCCCGGTGAAGACGCTGGCGATGAATGTGGGATCGAGTTTCTGCTCGGGAATTCCAAGAGCAGGAGGTAGTTTGATGTATGCGAGCGTAAGTATACCTCCGCTCCAAACAAGGATACCAAGACGAACAAAGGTACTAAGAATCGCAAGTTGTTCTTCGGAGTCCTCAACTTTTTCTTTGAGTTTTCCAATTGGACCTTTTTTCTTAGGTTCATCTGTTTTGACTTCTTCAGGCATATTCGATTAGTCAGGCATCTTTATTTAGAAAGATATCCTTTTTCTACTAACCATTCACGAGTCATGGGTGTGGGATCATAGTCAGTCCACATGGTTCCACGAGCACAAGACTCAAGTGCTGCTGCAGTCATACCCTCAGTGTGCCCTGCCCAGTATGCTTCTTTCTCCCAGGGAATAGCATGTGGTTGTGATGCATAAGCACTCTTTGCGATTGCCTGATACATCTTGGGAACTTCTTTCTCAGGTTTGATAATAGCAATGAAATTGTTCTCGATTGTTCCTGCCATACAATCCTGAGCAGCGTGCCATCCTTCATGACGCATGACTGACATCATAGTGCCAGGACGACGCATATGAGCGACATTCAGGAAGAAGTTATTGCTTACAGTATGATAGACACCACGATGACCAACTGGGAAGTATCGCATGTCTGCTAGAAAAACTTTAACTCCGACCTTATTAAGTGATCGGACGAGAGAGTTAAACTCATCAGCAACAATACTGTAATCAATATCAACCAGTTCCTCGTGTTTATTAAAGTCAGAAACTGTTTTGAGTTCTTGGACATGATCGGTGCATTCCTGGAGTAACATACATCCCATAGAGTGCATAGTGAAGAACTCTTCATCCCCGATTGGGTCTGAATGGGCAGGTAGGGCAACCGCTGCCGCAGCAACCAGGGCTGCAATAATTTTTTTCATGCGTAATACGCCTCATAATACTTGACAATACCACTAGTAGTTATATTACCTTGTGATACCCAGTCATGGGCACACTCATAGATGGATTTATTGGAATACTTAGGGACAGATCCATCCATCTGTCCACCAAATCTTGAGAGAAGAACTTTGAGTGCGCTTTCACGCACTTTCATTCTATCATCACTATAACGCCAGTCTTCAGTCATTGTACTTGTCCCACAACTTACGAATGTTTTGTGTGATGGGGAGACCACCAATATAAGTCTCTAGAAGTTCTCCGTCCTTATCAGCAATAATAAGAACAGGAGTAGCAGTCACGCCATACTTTTTGGCGAGTGCAAGGTTCTCTTCGGGAATGGGTTCATCACTTACATCCTCAAGATAAATCTCTTCAATGATACTCTCGCGTGGATCTTTGAGAGCAGTGATATATCTTTTTACGAGTCCGCAAGGTCCGCATGACTCTTTTGTAAACATCAAAAATTTAGTCATCGGTATTGATTGTATCCTGTGCCAGAAGACCATCCACCAGGACCAGACTGATAGTTCTCAGAACCACCAGGAGGATTGAGGTGCAGGGTTGTAGATTGATTGCGGGTAGCAATCTCATACATCTTCTGATGAATGTCTTCCGACTCTACAGAATCAGTATGCGTTTCTTGATATTGTTGCTGTTTGATATGTGTTTCTTGTTCCATATAATCTAGTTGCTTCTCACTGTGTACAGGAGGAGCAAACCAAGAATCCTTTTCGAGGTATGTTGGTGCAGGTACACCAGTATACCAGGTTCCTTGTGCTTCTGGACTGTAGAAGACATCACCAAGAGTATCGCAGGGGACTTTGTTTTCGTCAACTGCACACTCTACTTTAGCGGTAGTTGTAATACCAACTGCTTTTTTAATAAGTGCTTTAAATTTGCTTATCATTTTTGCCAATAGTGATGGAAGAAATTACCTCTTGGGTGGCACATTGGGTCAGTGGAGTGCCTATATGGAAGCATACTCTGACCTTTGAAATCTGTTCTGTCACCGATGATACTGTATGCGGAAAGAAGTTTTGATTGTCCCTCTTTCGACCTTAGTCTAGCAACTGTTTGCGGTTTTGCAAAGGGGTTGTATCTCATCCCCTCATACTGACCGGGAGCATAAATCACGTCTGCTACAGTATTGGGAAACCTTGGAGACCTGACCCTGTTGAGTATTGATACTGCAACACAGTATTCATCCATGGTATTTTGTGCTGCTTCAACTTGTACTGCTTTCGCAAGATAAGTATAGTCAGCAGGGGTTAGTGATAAAATAGTTTCTAAAATCATAGATTAAAAAGGGGGGCAGTGCCCCCCAGGTATCGGATATATCAGAAGTTGTACTTAACTCCCAACTTACCACCGACTCCAAGGTCATCAGAGTCATCAGCGGTCAGGAAGGAAACCTCACCATAAACGCCGAGAGCGTCAGAGACGGGGATACCAAGACCTGCTTTACCAGAGAAGCGAGTCTCGCTATCAACGCCGTCAGCGGCGACAACTGCAGGACCAGCCTGGACGTAATATGAAGCGGCACCAACTTCACCCTCGTAACCCACATGGATATCTGTGGTTGCTCCGGTGTAGTCGTCTCCAGTCCAACCTGCATTGGTCTCGACATTGACGTAAGGACCGGCTAGGGCGGCGGCAGGAGCGAATGCAACAGCAGCGGCTGCAGCAGCGATAGTCGTTTTGAACATTAGTTTTACCTCGTTTAGTTTACTTGCGGAATGGTTACCCGCAGATGGATAGGGACTCGACTTGTCCCGTCTTGCATATTATAGCACAACCCAAAGATATTATGAAGACTTTGGATTGTAACAACTCGTTACCTAATTTGGCTACGAGTAGGTATTTATACACCAGGAATTTTGGTGAAGTGACAGTATAACCGAACTTCCTTGGTGTGTCAACCCCTATATTCCTCAAGCATATCGAGCACATAGTTAAGATATTTGTGTGCCATGTCCTTCTCTGCTTGATAAGGAGTGGGTTCCCAGTCGATTTCATGCTTCAGTTTGAGCACTCGACACTTGAGTTCTTCTTTGGATACGAAGTTTTTAGACATTTTAGTAGTCGATATATGTACAGGTCTCAGGGTGTTTATCCAAGTATCTTTTCACATGACCATGAACATCAACCCCTAAGTCATGATGTGCTTTGGTATGAATCGCTTGAATAAATCCTAAAGTTCCAACCAACATTAAGTTGAGCAGTGTGACAGGGTGAAAAAGAACCCCGAAGACTTGTTTAATCATTGTGCATTTTCTACAGGGGGTAAACGTCCCATATAGGGATCATACTCAAATAGTCTTTCCCAGTCTTGCATCAGTGATCCTTGTTCCTTCCACCACTGCCTGAGACCGTCTCGACTTGGAACATGGAATTGGTCAATGTGTGTCTTGTCCCAAATCATAGATTCCAACTCTGGTGGAGAGAAGAGCAAGAGTGGCATAGCAAAACTATTACCAGACTCATAGATCAAGTGCTCTGAGTTACATCTTGGTTTTGCTTTGTAGTCTAACTTATACTTACCATCACGATAGCAGAGATCTAAGATCTTTTTAGCGTGATGTCTGGTAATCAGATAGCAGGCAGTAGAGAAGTCATTAACGAATCTCTTATGCAGTGAAACGTGCAAAGAACCAGGATTGATGACTGCTAATTGCAACAGGTCATAATCAAATGGAAGGCGAGTATATACGTCCTTCCATGTGAATGGCCAGTGCTTGACTATGGACAAGTCACAGTCATCCTCCATCATGATAGCACAAGAAGTATCGGATGTCGTGTACCAGTGATGAATTGCCTTTAAGTGTGAAGTACAACACCCAACGTCAGTCGGACCCATTTGATCGGGATAGCGACCCTTCAGGATGCCGCTCAGGTCATCATCACCTGTGCCATCGTATCCTACAATTCTTGTGTAGTTCTCAATCTCCCAGTATTTAAACTGGTCCTCCATATATTTCTGACGTTCTGGACTACGATCCAGGTTCGTATAATAGATGTGAGGGAGACCTTTGAGTTTGTATGCTGATTTATTTTTGTCCATTAATCTCCTTGTACAATACGAATACTATCTTCATCAAAATGTTGTGTAGAAAACTCAAATAGCTCAACATCAGTGATTGCTGTCATTTGATGTCTAAGTCCACGATAGATATGAAACTTATCTCCTTCTCGTAAGACTATTGTTTTTGCTTGCTTTACGTCATCAGAGTCACCATAAGTAAGATACATCTGACCACTCTGAAGATAGAAGGTTTCATCTTTGTCCTTGTGATAATGCCAAGAACATTTCTTTCCTTCATTAAAGAAGAGAAGTTTACCGCAATACTCTTCTGTATTGACAATCCACTTCTCGTATCCCCATCCTTTCGGAACTATTTTAATTTCTTCATTTTGTGAGTTCATCTATGTCTAAGTTTTTAAGTTTGTAAGTTCCGAAATGGGTGACAGCAATAGACGCTGCTTTATTTGCATATGGTATTGCTTTTTCTATTGTACCATACGAAAGATAAAAGTAAACAAGTGCAGATAGAAATGTGTCGCCAGCACCACAAACATCGAATGTATTTACTTTGATACCAGGATATAACTTACCCTGATACTCAGCACCCTTTGATCCTCGTGTGATGATCATTCTATCTGTAGTTTTACCAACCCTGGCGTGTTCATACTCATTAATCTTGACAAATGCTTTTTCAGATAGAAGAATTGATTTCTTTGTATCGACAAATACAGGACCATCAAATGTATCTATCAAGTTATTCAGCATCTCTGGTGAGATAAATCCTTTGTTGTAATCAGATATAACCAGGGCATCATAACTCCTTTCTGGCAAGATATAATTAAATTCACTCACTTCATCCTTTTCATCAAGCCTCATTATCTGTTGATTTGATTTGAGATCAACAAATCTAGTCTTGACAGGTTGTTCATCATTAGTGATGATGCTCACCTTCATACCAAAAGACAAAAGATTGTCATAGACATTCCATGCCATTCCACCAGTTCTTTCTTCTTTGACCCACCTCAGAACAGGTACAGGTGCCTCAGGACTGACCCTATCAACAACACCATATACGTATCTATCAATGCAAGAGTCACCTATAAGCAGAACCTTGAATTGTTTTTGTTGTTGAGTAACTTCCAATCCTGTCGAAGAATTTGACTTCTTTTGCATACTCTGCACCTACAACTTCTTTTCCTTTCCAATCAGATCCTACTATTAATATATCAGGTCGTATAGAATCTATTAATGACTCCAACTCAAACCTAGTGTCAAACGTATGTACGACATCTACCCCCTTGATAGACATCATCTGAAAGACTCTATCTTCAAGGGGGTAGATTGGTCTAAGGTATCCCTTATCTTGAGATACCTTTTTATCTGAATCAAGTGCCACGATCAACGTATCACCAAGAGATGCAGCATATTTGATTAACTCAAAATGCCCTCTATGGAGCACATCAAAGCAACCATTGACAAATACAATCATGATATCTTATCACACCAGTATTTCAGAAGATCACCAAGTGTAGTGTCAATATCATACTCTTCCTTAAATCCGGTCATCTCTACAAGATTAGTAGAGTCTCCGTGTTGATAGTAAATCTCATGAGGACGCCAGAATGGTTCGTGAATCTTTTGCTCAACATGATCCAACCCAGAGAGTTCGATTAGTTTATCAGTGAAGTATTGCATCTTACGAGGAGTATCACCACAGATGTTAAACACATGATTAGTTACATCTGGATGAATCATTGCCAGGTAGTATGCACGAACTGTATCACGAACATCCATTACTACACGAGTAGTAGAGAGGTTGCCAACCTTAAGAACAGGTTCTTGGAGACCTTTCATCATCCGTGCAATCTGATAGGCATCAGAAGAGATAGAGAAGATACGTCCACGGCGAGGACCTGTGTGAGAGAATGCACGGGTGATGAATCCTTTGATGAATCCATTGTTCATGCGTTCTTGCAGATACACATCTGTTGCTGCCTTAGAAGCACCGTAGGGATTGGAGGGAACAATGTGATCCTCCCAATGAATCTTACGTCCATCCTGACCGACGTTTCCATAGACCTCAGAGGTAGAGCAGAACATCAGTTTGCAATCCTCTTGATGATCCTGAATTACCTGAATCAGATTAGCACTACCCATCACGTTGGTTTCCATTGTACCAATAGGGTCAATGAAACTGGTAGGAGGATGTGACTGTGCTGCAAGATGGAACACACCATCAAACTGATTCTTCTCGAAGATAGTTCTCAAAGAACGATAGTTAGTCAGGTCAGCATACACAAAGGTAATCGCTTCATAGGCATCATCAGAAACCACATCACGAATATCGCTTTCCATTCCATTGGTGCGACGGATTAATCCATACACCTCATGCCCTTCACGATGAAGGAGATTTGCAAGGTGAGCACCAGCAAATCCCGTAATACCAGTAATTAAAAATTTCATACAACCTGATAATCAATATTGTTAAAGATAAACATATTTCCTTTATTCACATGTCTATTATACCACTCTTTTTCCATAAGGCAAATGCTGTTAAGGTTAGGAGAGTATTCTTTTAGTGCAGAAGACAAGTGACTTGCACCACTACTTAGTGCTATGAGACCGAACGATGATGCCATCACATCACAGTAACTGAAGATATCGTGTATCTCAATTACATTTTCACACTCGGTCCCGTAAGTATTAAATTTGTCTGGACTCAATCGCTTTGAGAATGTCACCTCAAGAAACCTTTTATCAGAATATTGTTTCTGCAGTTCCTTCAGTCTGTTCAGTAACCTATCACTACTGTGGTCGATACTGATAGAAGTAAAGTCAACAAGAATAGTATCCTCAAATCCTTCTACCTTCTCTGGTTCATAATAAATCTTTGGCAAACTATTGGTTGGTTTCAGTCCATGAAATGATTCCCAGTCCTTAATCCAATCACCAGTTCTAGGATTATTACTATACTCCGCAAGGTCACCAGCGTTCCTATCTGGTGCTGATTTCTTTCCTTTTACATATGGATTCTTGCCCCATACCAAATCATATATCTCTGGATTACGGAATGGTCCTTGGTCCCAAATGTAAGTTGTTCTTCCTTGCTGCTTATAAAACTCTTCTGGTAGTGTGGAGAACTGAAGACTGTCTCCTAGTCCTCCATGATATGCTGCCAAATATACATCACTATCCATTTTCTAATCTTCTCTCAATTTCCAAGAGTTTGTCAGGTGACTGCCATAGGTTCTCGATAGAAAAATCCCAGTCAGGCAGTCTATCCACAAGATCATTCCTCAAAAGAAATGCGTTACCAGCGTGACATATCAATTTATATCCCTTCTTCTCTCCCAGTTCCATAACACTTCTGAGAGAACAACCACGATCGTCAGTTGCCAGATATTGATCAGGTGCATAACCTGAACTTACTTCGATATTAATAACCTTAGGCATATACTTCTCCATACTCTCAAGTACAAAGTAGTCATGTGAATCAATATCAATTACCATCAGAGCAAAGTTATCTGGAGTAATTTCATACTTACATCTATCAAGGATATTATCAATAGAGTTAGGATCTTTAGAATCTCTGGCAACACCACAATTAAACAGGTCTACATCCAAACCACGGGTGTTCTCCACCATACCATTAAACTTCTGCTGATCGTATTCAATCAGAACTCCCTGGAAGTTAGGTGCTCTATTTTCCCACAAGTTCCTGGTGACACAGATATACAGACCATCCCAAGCACCGAACTCACATACGATACCACTGTCAATGCCCACATCCTCAAAGATTTTCTCAATGATACCGTCATCACCATTGGTGCCATATACGTTCTTTACATAATCAATGTACATCACATTCTCCAGATAATTTGATAATCCTCATGAATACATTCTGCTCCAATGGCATCCATGAATTCTTTTACATATGTCCCCTTACCAATAGCACCACCAGTGAAGAAAGCATCGTGGTCGTCAATACAGATAATTGATCCCTTCTGCAACTTATCGATAGCAGCACACATCTCCTTCACATGATGTAGTTGTGATGGATGTGGATTGTCTCTTTCTACATCGTAAGAATCAAGATAAAGAAAATCAATCTTCTCATCTTTAGGCAAACTCCAAAGATACTTGACAGAATCAGAACAAATGACCTCTGTCTTATCGGAAGTCATAGAGTTTGCATAGTCTACATTGTCTTGACTAATGTCCACAGACTTGACCTTACCATCATAGAAGTTGATAAAGTCATCCCAAATGTATGTGCTAGCTCCATCATCACCGAATGCTAGATTACCATGATCGTTTCTCATGGTTCCTGTTTCTACAATCAAGAAGTTCTTGTCCTCTTTCTGATCCAGGAGTTCAAAAATCTTCTCAAAGGATGATGCTCTATCTCTAACAGGGTTGTTTCCTGCTGGTTGCAGAAGTTTGGTAAAAAACTTGCTGCTAAATCTCTTGCTGTAATTCATTTTTAATCCATTCTAAAACGTCAACTTCAGGTTTCCACCCAATGACTGAACTAATCTTATCTATATTAGCAAGAGTTGTCTCCATCTCACCTGAACGTTTGGGGAGAATCTCTTGCTTGTCAGAAATTAGGTCAGCAATTTCTTTAATTGAGTAATTCGTACCACTACCAACATTAAAGACTTCACCTTCATGACCTTTGAGTGGCATGATTGCTGCCAGATAGTTTGCTCTAGCAACGTCACCCACATATACAAAGTCTCTTTTTTGAGATCCATCACCAACAAGAGTCAGTGCTTCTCCTGCCTCCTTCTGTCTTTGGAAGATACCAATGACTGGTGCATACTGTCCCCGAGTAGGAGACCGTTCACCAAAGAC